GTGCCCTGGGTTTCTGGGTCCGGTGGGTTGGGGTAGGAAAGCACTGACCCGATATTGGTCAAAAATGAGACTCGAAGTCCTGGATCTAAATCCTCTGTCTGTAAAGATGCTTCCTCTCGACCCCTATCCGTAAGACGCATCAACGGAGAGGCTTTTTTGTCAGATAGGTAGTCGTCAATCGAGGAGGCGACCTTATGCTGGCCGGAAATTAAATCACTCCAGAAGTCATCATCGTGTGCCATGCCAATTGCTAGCTATCAGCTTAAAAACGATCTTCCTGCTTTGGAGGATTGTACGCCAACCCCAACTGTTTCGCTAAATGCTGGGCGATGTCGGTATTTTCCACCAGAAGATCAGCAATTCGACCGTACATTGACTGCAACAGAGAATTAAAGTTCGTATCGTTGACCGTGAAGGTGTCCCGCTTGAGTCTTTCCGCAACCATCGCGGAATCAATCCCCAATGTGTCAAAAATAGTCTCAATGTCCAAAGACCCCTTCTGATACAGGTTGAAAAGCTGGTCGAAAGTATCAGAGTTGTCCCGGAGAGCGATTCTCGTGAACGTCACTCGGGGGTACAAAACATGCTCATTCCCGTACTTGTCGAGTTCGACAAACCCCATACGTCGGCACATGGGCTTGAAAAACTGTGTCTCTACGAGTCTCTGAATCTGCTCCCGAAGAAGCATGTACCGGGTATTAATCACCTCTAAATTAATGCGGTCTCCAGAATAGCTGGATTCTCCATTCAATAGAGACTCCGTAACCCCCAAACCTGCATACGAGTGACGGTTGATTAGGTCGTACTCGGAGGAAAGCTCCAAAAGACGGCCATTACTGTTCATTTCCTCCCAGACAACCTGGAAGTTGGTCACGATACTGTAGTCAGGATCCTGAAGAGCCAAATCAATCTGGTCACGAAGAGCATCCGTGTCCCCAGCATCCATGTTCTCCGCGTACACGAGACGAATAGGAGTCATGTGACGAGACGCGATTTGCGTCTGCGCCTGTCTCAACTTATCCGCATACACCAAGGTCTGCAAACAACGCTGCAAGATACTGTGGCCGCGAGGATCGTAAGACGATCTCTTGTTCGCCATGTAGTAAATAAATGAGCCCGCATCCGGGTCTGTATTCAAAGGTATGATATCCTCATTTGTAACGGCTCGAACGATGACTGGATCGATGGTAGCGACGATACGTTGTGCTTGGGGGTCACCCTGTTGAGCCATGTCGATGACGTGTTTAATCCCGGCATCCGGGATGAGGTTCATCATCACTTGATTGGTGAAGGTGAAGGATTGTAGTTGAACTTGCTCTGGAGGCAAGGTTCGGATGTTGGTCCACCCTTTGTAGTTTCTGGAAACCCAAGCGACCAAACGGTCATCGGCATCTTCCCGAGGTTCCCAGTCCTCGACTAGCTCCCCATTGTCTAGGACTTTGTGGATGACCTTGTGAGTCACCTCTTTGGGCATGTCAGGGTTTCCGTCCTCCGCCCAAATGAACACCTCTCCAATCAAATGGAACTCGTGGACAATCTCCATGAGTCTCTGAAGTAGACCAATCCGTTCGGCCCATTCATCACAGAACTCCAAGGCTTCTTGCGCCATTTGGTTGTTTTTGGGGTCTTTGACTCTGGACTTGGCGAGTCGGATCTTGGACAACGGTAACTCGGTATGGAGGTCAATCGCCTGTCCTACATAGGGGTTATTGTTGTAGAAAAACCGATAGTAGTTCCACTGTTCGTTGAGCGCCTGGGGCAACTCAAGGAAGTCAGTCGAAAGCTCTGGGGAGTAGAAGTTCCCCGAACTCGCTCCGATAGTATTCCCCGAGTACCCAGATCCACCACCCCCGGAGAATCCTCCCATACCTCCACCACCGACACCACCTCCGCCCGTTCCGCCAGAACCGCACGCAGCGGCGGTCTTTTTCATCAGAGACTTCATGGAGGCGAGTTTTTTCGTGGTCAGCTTGGAAGACTTGACGCTTTTGGTAAGAGGACGTGAGGGAATTCTACTTACGACTTGACCCTCTTGGTCAACCTCGGTAGAGCTACCATTTCCTGCGATGTGTTTTTTCTTGCCGGTCATTGATCATTCTCCCCATCGCTCGTCAAGCGTTTCTCTTGGTAGACACCCTGGATTTCTCGAATGGCTTCCTGTAGGATTCGTATAGCCTTCTTATGCTCTTTGCTCTCATAGAGCCGATCTACGGAATGTAGTGAGTCTACGGCGGTTTTCAGGTGACCCAGGGCTTTCTTTATCGACTGTTGGGACTCCATGACGGAGTTCCTGGCACGATTTCGTTTGACCTGGGACTCTTGCTTCTTTCGTTTCTCTTGAACCTGCTTCAATTGTTCTTCCCGCTTCTTGCGGATCTCAATCAGGTTTGATTTTTGAGACTGTTCCTGTTCTCGACGAAGTTTAGCCCTCTCAATGAGTAGATCGCGGATCGTAGCCTCACCTACGTCCTCATCCTCCAATACCTCAATGATTACGTCATCCTCATCTTGGGACAACGCATCAATAGGGTCTTTTTCGTCGATATCTACCATGTCTCTATATTACCGAAACTTCGGGGTTTTCTCTACGATCTTCATCTTGATAGCCATTTTGACGACTTTTTTCAAGAGCACAATATCGTTGGTTGACCCGTTAAATAATCTCTCCCAAGACCCCCCAACTTTCTCAAACACACGGGTCATCCGGTCACAGACCTCTGGAGTCAGGACATACTTGTTCTTCCCGTAGAACGAATTGACAATGTACATGAGGATACGGTGATCAGCCCTATTGGGATCTCCCGGCATGATGGTCTTTGACATTAAAACCCCCTTCTTTTAGGCACTTGACGCTTGGGGTCCGATCCACCAAGCAAGGCTTTTCTACGACTGTTGATTCTGGCCTGTGAGTTATGAGCTACATGCTTCTGTCCAGGTAAGGTTGACTTACCGGCGATATGTTTCAGTTTTCCAGCATTTGTTGCGGCTAGCCATACGGCACGAACCAAGGCGTCTGAATAGTCGTCGTGCTTCCCTGCCACATTGGGGGCGGAAACCTCAATCACGTACTTGGATTTGTAGGTCGCCTGTAATTCCAGAAGTTCCAACAAATAGGGGGCATGTTCAGGTGGGGTTTCCCCTTTTGAACGATATTCGTTCTTCTCCTCTTCCGTAATGTCATAGAGCTTCAACCGATTATCCCACATCATCGCCTTGAAGTTCTGATACATCTCCGAGTTTTTCGTCGATGTCATATGCTCACCCTTGAGTTGTTGTAGACCCTTTTTGGCCAAAGCCTGTTCCAAGGGGATACCGTTCCACATATCGAACATTCCTTCAACAAAGTAAAATCTACGACTCAACTGGTAAATCCAGTCCGCCACGTCATCGAAGTCCAAACGCTCCTTGGAAGCGAACTTACCCTCTCCCGCCTTGATTTGGTCAATGTAGTCCAGAACGATTTTCCCTTCCTCGTCGTTATGTACGATGGCAATCGCACTGGCGTCTCCTACGAGACCCAAGTCGAATCCAACGAAGTGGGGTCTACGAGCGACACTTCGAGAGCGGGGTTTAAGAGACTTGTCCACACAACCAAACAAGTCCTGGGGATCTTCGATCCAACCCAAAGTTCGGTCTGTGAATTCCCCACCGAACTCGGTAAAAAACACCGTAGGGTCTTTGGAGTAGTTCTCCTTGAACACATTGGCAGAAATCGTAGGATTGACTTCCCAAGTGGGGGCCTGAATACACAGCATATTCTCTGACCCGTCACCATTGGCCATGCCCAACTGGAACATCTTGTAGAACAGACCTTGCTTCCCCAGAGGAGAGGTAATCAGGATCATGCGACCATCCGACATGGTGTTCTTCACACCATAAATAGGAGCACCCTTCTCATCTTTGGGCGTGAAAGCGGCCAAAGATGGGTTCAAAGCATCATAGACGGCTTCAGCGGACCCGCCCCCCTTCTCAACGAAGTGGGCAACCTCATCCATGATGACGACGATGTTACCGGAACCACGGATACCACCCGCGTTAGCGGCCTTCAGAGTCACGAGAATCGAAGCCTTCGCCTTGTCGTTCTCGGCATAGCTCCCGTACGTTGTGATGTCATGGGGCGTCTGGAACGCCGCATACGACATGGTATTATTCGCCGTGAACTGCTTGAAGAACGTACAACGCTTAAAATGCGACGAGATCTCCTTGTAGAGTAAGGATGCCTGCTCTTTATTCGTCGCCACGGCAACCAACTGAATCGTGTTCGATGCTGCTACCCCATAGTATTTCTGGGGGTTGCTTCTCTTGATCAGTTTGTAGGTTTCGTAAGCAGCAATACACGAACTCATCAAGGACTTACCGGAGCGTCGCCCGATGCTCAAGAGCATGTTACGGCGCTCTTGACCCTCTACAACCTCCTTGATGTTGGATCGCCCATCGTTATACAGGTACTCTAGGTACTCTGCCTCGGTCATCATTCTGGGATTTTCACGTCTCCAGTCTGTCACCTCGAATTTGTTGGCGGGGTCATTATCTAGTGGGATGCCATAGTGGGCTTTGAGAATGACCCTCTGAACGGGGAAGAGCTTCTGTCCTAAGCCCCAATCGGATTCCACGAACGTGATGACATCAATAATGTCCGAGTTCGAGGCAGCGAGGCTACCCGTATTTAACGCAATACGGGCTAGGTTAGAGCCAAACGATTTTTTCGCTGGCATATGTCACCCCTTCATCTTTGAACGGGCTTCATTCTCCCATGTATCGTCACTCATGCGCTCGGAGAGCTTGGTAATGACTACCTGAACCTCGTCTCCAGAGAGACCAGCGGAGTTCATAGCCTCCTGGAAAGTCTCCATGATGAACTTGAAAAGGCGTTCGAAAGCTGGAGAACTCATGTCAATGGACCTATCGGCCAACTGCTCCTTGCGCTTGAGGAACAACTCGCCAATGGCCTTCAAGGCATTGACTCGACGAACCGAGATAGCACTGGTTTCCTTACCCTGACGCTCCGCCTCATACCGCTCAAACCCCAAAGAAGCTGCCTCCTTGGCGTACTCCACTAGAACCAACTGTAAAACCTCATCCGACTCAATGTCCTGACTGACTTTATTCAGTAGTCGGTCATTCTTCAGGTGACTTGATTTTTGCTTGCTCAACTGAGCAACCGCATGATTGATGGGTCTAGGTGTTGAGGAGGGGGATGTTCCCTTCCGCTTTCGACCTGGACTTGAACTCATCGTAACAGGCTTACCACTAAGCACTACAAGAGTGTCCGTGTCTAAAATGCCATCAAAACCATTCTCGATAGAGCGCCATTTCTCATGGCCTAGCTCATCCTGCACCTTCACGCGAACCGCGTTTGGTGGAATCAATTTCAATAGTTCATCTCGTGTTGGGTTATTTTGTGGGGTAGTCATGTTTCAACCCCCTCCTTTTCATTTAGGGTAAAATGGTAGGAGGCAAAACAGGATTATTGGCCGCGTAACCTAACTCGTAGTCATTTCGAACGTATGTGAAGTCGAAGTTTCTGGTTCCGCCTCTGTAGACAGCCTTGAATCTCAAACTATCTCCTGTTGCCCCCGCTGGACCACTCACTGTAATTATACTACCCGCGACACTCGCAGAATACCCAGGTAGATTGTTAATAGCTGCACCGATATTAGCAGCGGTAGCCGCTGGCCCACCGCCTACTACAAAGTCACGGTTTGCGGCTAATTCAAAGGGACCAATCCAAAGACTTGCGGAAGTCCCCTGAAAGTTGTTGTCCACGACCTCTACATCGCCAGTAGGCAACGTAGGTGGATTGACCACGAAAGGATTAAACTGCTCTTGGTACGTGCGCGTCACCAAACCGCTATACTGCCCGGTTTGCGACATGTAGGGAGTAGACCCTAACATGGGCAGATGACGGAACTCAAACCCGGTGCGGATCTTCACTGGACCCACTTCAGGCAAAGACCCCTTCAGAGTGCTTGGCATGGGCTTCGAGAAGTTGGCGACCAACACTTTGAATTTGGGTTGCGAAGATCCTGGCATGGTCGTATTCCTTACTTGGCTACCTGTTGAATCAGGTACTCCGTGGTCTCTTGTTCGTCGAAAATGGTCTGAAGGGCATTCTCCAAACCAAGGGACACTTCGTTGCCCCCACACTCAAGGATCTTGGCAATCGCACCCTTTACGACGGCAATCGTCTTCAATGCCCTCTGTTCGGGGTTGGGGAATTCTGCCAGCAAACCCATCGTGGCGTGAATGACGTTGCACGAATTAAACAGGTTGACAGATTCCGCACCGAATTGAGCTACCATCTTTTCAGCCAAAGCGTCGATATGCTCCTGGGTCGATTCATAGGCACGTTGATACATCAAGTGCTGACCGTAAAAGCTCGGACCTTCAGCCTCCCAGTGGTTGTTCTGGAACACCATGTACTGCAAGCGAAAGTTCGCTAACAGGATGGTGCATAGTAGCTTCGCCTCAGACATCGAACCCTCCGAAGAAGATGCCGTTCAAAGAACCCATGTCCCCCGGCTCCTCCTCATACTCGATTTCGTCCAAGTTAGCGTTGTGGAGGGAATACTCCTCGACAGGGGATACAAGGTCACGTCGAACGTCATTCGTGGTGAACAGACTTGCCAGTTTTTCCTCCTCGGACATGCTCTTGGAAGCGATGATTTCCTTCTGAAGCTCCTTGGGGTTATCATGAGGAACGGCGCTGACTAACTCCTTGCCGTATTTCTGACAGGTATTGTTCGCGTTCCTGTAGACGCAAGTGGAGCACTTGTCCATCGCAAGGACGTACTTGAGCGTATTCGCCCGGTGCTTTAAAGCCCCTTCCTCACAGCCCTTGACTCCCTCTTTAGAGTACGCGGACGCATCCACGTAGATATGCCCTGCAAGCCCCTCATGCTTCTTTCGGATCTGGACTAGCTTGGGTGCGGCTTCCTTTAGAACCTCGTTGGAGAAACGAAGCTGAAGCATCTGGTCCACTTCAGGACCGGCGTGACCCTCACTCAAAGTCTGCTTCAACCAGCGAACCGCTTTCTTCGTTCTACTGGCCTTTTTAGACGATACAGGGGTGGACTCTGAAATATGAGCCGTGTATGCAACCCCGTCGTAGTCCTGTACTTGTGGGGCGTTCTGCTCCAAGAGGGCTTGCACATTGGCCTTCTTCGCACGCAAGTGGTCATTCAACTCGCGTTGCTTGTCCTTACGTTGCGACAAGGCGGCCTGAATCTCTAACTGAACCTGCTCATTCGAGACCCGGTTGATGACAGCCTTGTGTCCACCGGAGTATGAAGCGGACTTGCCTAGATTGACAAGGCGAGAAGCGGACTTCAGAATCTCATCGGGTGTTAGACCAGAGGAAAGCACGTTTTGAGCCGCTTCTTCGGAAATCAATCCAGCGGACACCATCTTTTGAACATAGGTGGCCGACTTGACGTAGGCTTCCTTGAGTTGCTTTTGAGCCCTCTCCTCAAGATCTTTCTTCCAGGAGGTGTCCTTTTGGTAGGCTCGAACCTGTCTCAAAGCCTCATCGAGAGCGATCTTGGCCCCTTTAGCCTTGGATAGACCAAGGCCGGAATACTTGTTCGTGTGGACCCGGTAAGCAATCTTCTTGGTAGCCTCGGTAAGAAGCTCACGGTGATTTGCCGTGTGTGTACGAAGCTGGTCAACATCCTCTTGGGTGATCAGCTTGTCTGCCACCCATTTAGCCAACTTGTCAGAGACTTCCTTGGCCTCCTTGGCATGAAGTTTCTGTGTCATCGAGACAATCTCGTGTTTCGTCGGGACGTACTCACGGATGGCCTTGAAGGCTTTTTTCTTTGACACTAGGTCTGCGGGATTGACGGAAGTAACCTTGGTGGACTCAATGTGCATTTGAGGACCGGCACTAACCGTCAAGAATGCCTTGCGCAAGATTTCCTTCTTGGACTTGCCCTTGGATGCCTCTCGTAGCTGTCCGTTATCCTTGAGTCTCGGAGCATACTTAGCATAGGCATCATCCCAATTGATGTCGTCTACCGATGCCACTTCCTTCAGATCCAACGAACAAGCGCACTGCGAACAATCCTTACCTGGACATGCGATCAGGTAACGAGCTTTCTTGGCGTGTTTCTGCAAGGATTTCGACCACTTACCTTGATGTAGTCCAGGGTATGCGGATGCACGAATGAACACGTTTCCAGCTAAGCCATGCTCATTTTCAATCACTTGGAAAGCGGCCTTGACTTTGGGGAGATCTTTCTCACCCACTTGTTGGAACAGCGACTCCCGGATTGTGTTGATGTTCTCCCCGGCAGCGGAACGTCGCATAGCGGAGCGAACCAGTTTCGCCAACTTGTCAGCGTTTAACACATCATCATCATTGGGGCCACGCTTTGACTCCAACATGTCTCTGCGGTCCTTGTAGTCCAACCGATAGATGCCATCGGTTCTATCCCCCCAAGCATCTTGAAGACCTACAGAGGCGTCATTTGAGTCATATGGCAACCGGGCGGGGTCTTGGAAAGCATCGGCTAACCAGGAATGATCCACAATCGCGGTGTTCTCACGGTCATTGTCAGGGTAGATAATCGAGGCTTGACGAGACAACTCGAACAAGGCTTCGTCATTTACTACGTTCCCCAGACCATCCTCAACATCATCAAAGTCCGTGATGTCGAAGGCGGAGCCTTCTTGCTCAACGTCTTCCATCGCCCAGAACTCCGTACCCTCACCGATGATAACACCATCCGGGAGCTTCGCAAAACCAGCCTGTGGGGGAACAGGGATGTGCAACTTGCCCTGGAAGTCATCATTCCCATGACCATAATCCATGTCATGGAAAAAGCCGTCCATCATGTAATTTGAGCCCCAGTTTTCGTTCAACTCCGATGGAGTGCGGGACTCAGCTTTTTTTCTCTTAGACATCAGTGATTTCTACCCCCCTCGATTTTTTCGAGTTTGTCGTAATACTTAGAGTCCTCTGATAGATGATCCATCGCAATTTCAATAGCGATGAGCACATTATCCGTATGCTCTAGCTCGACTTTAATTCCTTTGGCCAACTGTTCGGCATCAAAATCGGAAGGTTGTTTTTTGTCCGACAACCCACCTGGGATTTGATCTACCCACTGTTTAGCTACGATTCTAACGAGAGAAGCGGTTTTCCCTCGACCCTTGGGGGAATCGTCGAATTCTTCTTCGATTTGCTCCTCAGCCCATTGTTGAGGATCCTGACGAATCTGCTCCGCATCCTGAATCATCTCTTGGACCTCTAAACGATCCTCTGGGTCTTCCTGACGAGAAATAGCCGACCAATGAGGGGCATTTGTTTCATCGTACAAGGTATCTGATAATGCGGACAACGCCTCAACACAGTTCATGTACTGGCGGCGCATGTCCGAAATCTTCATGATGTAGCCCTTACCACCCAAGTTCCCGTCCGGGGAAATCCTAGCGGACTTCATTTTAGCAAACGTCTGGTAGGCAGACAAAGTGTGCCCTAGTGCTCCCAGAGTCGAACGAAGCACCGCTGCAAGGGGCTTCAAGTTCTTGGGGGAGTAGTTGAAATCCTGGACTAGCTTTCGCTCTGAAGCACCTCCAACACCAAAGGCCCAAGAGGATGCGTCATTCGACATATCCTTTCGGAAAATAACCTCACCGGCTGTTTTTTTGATGCCTTTGGACTTTAAATGCGCCAAGGCAACTCTTTTTGGATCAGGTTTCAACAGTATTCTCCTACCGAACGTGACATTATAGGATATTTAGTCAGCAAAGACCCCCGGACACAACCACCTTCCCCCAAGTATCTCCCCCTCAGTTCCGTCCCATACACCCCCCAAAATCTCTGCATTTCCCCCAATCCTCGCCGTACCACAAATAATGGCAGCACCCCGAATACTCGCGTTACCAAAGATTCTGGCTTTCCCGTAGACTTCCGCCATACCACCTACCAGCGAGAAATCGCTGATCTCCGCGTACCCATAGACCGTAGCTCGTCGATAGATCTGTGCCTGATTACGAATCTGACAAAACCCAAACACCCTTGCATCATCCATAATTCGGCAAGAGTCAAACAACTTGACGTGGCCAAAAACCTCACATCGGGAGGATATGGTCACGTAGGGATCAATCTCCACTGTTGAAGGGGGTTTTTTCATCCGAGGGTCATAATCAGACATTGCGAGTCACGATATAACGTACATCCGTTGTCTGGGCTGCTCCGAATTGAATGTCAAACCCATTCACGGTTTTGTTGGACACGAAAGGGATGTCAGTAATCAGAGCCGGTACAACCGTCGATTCCAAAGACACCGTATAGTTCACATCAGGCTGAGGAGCCGCAAACACAACTGGCACCACAGAAGACACCAAAAAACTAGCAGTTCCCTCCACATAAGACTCCTCCAATGTAGCTGTAGGTAAAGCTACTACACTGTTTCGATAGCAACGATCCAAGGCAAGCTCAAAGGTGCCGCCAAGAACAACATTTGTGATTCGTGAAGTGGACAATTGCGCCGAACGGTCACCGTTGAATGCCAATGAAGTCCACTGACAACTCGATCCCACCATGCTCCCTACCCCCTGAAGAAGTACCGCAGCAGAAGCACCTTGGACATTATTCAATGTCAAGGTTGTTCCAAGCACCGCTGGAAGGTTTGGATTTCCAGAGTCATACGAGAACGTAAGATTCTGCATGTCAAGAACTCCAGATACGTCCAATCCGGCACAATCCACTACCTCTACGGAAGACCCTACACCGGAACCTCGGAACTCACAGTCTTTGATCTGAAGGAAGTTTACCGAGGAAGCTAACAATTGTCTACCAGGCACAGAAGCTACCAATGTACAGTCTTGCAGTAAAATACGGTTCGAGGCTACCGCACTGTTGGGCTCGCCATCCTGACCACCCGTGAAGTTCGCGCCAGAAATCACAATGACCAAGGGTACCGTAGTATTCAATGTAAGTGCGTTGCCTACAAGTCCTGGGTTGACGGAACGGAGTGTGACTACGTTCCCTACGACGGTAGGGATCACCACACCGACCAGACCATTCAGGGGGTTCTCAATCGCCTCGACAGCGTTTTCAGCCGTCTCCGCAGTCGTAGCCCCAAGCTCGAACTCGAAAGCTCCAGGAGCCGTTCCAGCCGCCACCGCCGTCAAAGCTACACCGTTCACGAGGAACGTGTCGTTCACCAATGGCACTGATGCAAAAGTCACTGTCCCGGACGCAAACGTTGCGCTTGACACATCTACACAGGCATTAGCGCCGATTTGTTCGATCTCGACGTTTCGGATTTTGAGGACTTGTGGGACGGTGAACAACCCACGTCGAACGCGGATAGAACTCTGGGGAGTCAGGTTACGGATACGAACTCCTCTTGACAGACCAACTAGCTCGACACCATCCTTGACCCAAATGACATCTTCGGCATACAGACCGGGGGCAACGTAGATGACCCAGGGATTGTTCACGTCAGCACCATCAGGGACCGCATCTAATCCGCCTTGGATCGTCGTGATTGGATTACCATCCTCGTCCTTGCTGGCAGCCTCTCCCGTTTGAGAAACTACGATGGTGTTCTGTGCTCGCTGCAATCCAGCAAGCTCGGCAAGATTGATCCCTCCAGGTACACGAGGGTCCGTAAATCGGAGGGAGCCATCAAGCAATGAGGCTTCAACCAACCGTGGTCCTACCGGGGCGTCGGCATTTTCAATCTGGATAGCATCACTTCGGAAGGGTGGTTGAACGGCCATAAGTCACCTATTAGACGAACACGTCGTATTGCACTGGACCTGTGTAGGTGACGTTCAATTCGACATCGAACCCAGTAGTGGTTTTGTTAGTGATTCGGTAATCAATGAAGTCTTGGAGTGTGACATACACTCGGTAAGACGTATCCACAAAGGGTGTGGAGAATACTACCGATTGACTTACTTGATTCACGAAATTCAGTGTGCCATTGATTGCGCTTGTCTGTGCCACGAGATTTTGAACCTGATTCTGTGCAGTTTGGATGGACTGTAAGACATCCTGGGGGATTTGGGCCATTGAATTGCAAAGAAGCCCGTATGGACTAGTAATGTTCCGAACCCCAATCGTACCATTCTGATTCACTACAACCGTGAACGACCAAGACCCTAAACAGGGATCTCCCGTAGCAACGCGGTACGTAAAGCAGGATTCTTTTAGAGTCAGCACTGCCATCGGAATCACCAAATCCAGGACGTTTCCATACCGCGCTTCTCAAAGAAGTTCTTCAACTGCTCCAAAGCAACTACATCCGACGACCACACGTAGAATCCACCAAACTCCTCTTTGACGCCTAGATCTGGAATGTCCCCCACTCCAGCAATCTTGGTTTTACCATCACGGAAGGCCCGTAATAGGTTAGGGTAGTCCTTTGGGTTGGGGTTAAACACTCGAAACCTGTACTCAGGATGCGCCTGTTTAAGCAGCCAACTAGAGGCTACCTCCTTGGTCATGATGACTCGTTTGAGGGATAACTTGGACATTTCACTGACAAGCTACTTCGATACGTAGCCCCTCTACTTTGAACTTCCCATCCGGGTTAGCAATCTCGTCCGAAATCGCTGGAACCAGATTCTCCAAGTAAGCCAAGGCACCTACGATAGCGACACCCTTCTCACATTTGGCCGACAATAGCTGGGAAGCATAGTACTTCGCCATGCTCAACGAAAGTCCCGCCACATTGTCCACGATAGACTTGATTTTATCGTTCCCAAGGGGTCGCTTGTCCTGAATGGCCATGCACTCCGACAGGTCTACCTCGAAACCCGGAACGAAAATGCTCGTATCCGAGTTCTTTTTCAGGGCATCCTGAACCGAATCTAGACCCGCACCCAGCACGTCGGAGACCACACATCCAGCGAAGTCGTCATTTTTGATTGCCTCATTTCGCCCGATCATCGCGGCGATCTGGGCTGCCTCCAGGGCGGACTCGACGATTAGCTCATAGTCACCTGGGTTTGCAGTTTTACGGGATGGCTTGCACCCTAATGACCCAAGTAGGCACACCGAGAGAAGGATTGTTCCGAGTTTTTTCATGTTTACCTCTACCTGTGTGATAGTCATAACGTAATTATCGTCAGTCGATGACGAAGGACACCTTGGAGTCCCAAGAGGGCCGCTGGACCTCACGTTTAATGTTCAGATTGTCAGCGATGGAAGAAAATACCTTGGCATATTTTTCCATCTTGGGGTTTTCTGACATTCTTTTTGTTGACCGCATGAAGCGATGACGTACCTTGCCCTGGGTAACTCCCAACTGTTTGGCGACATCCGATTGACAGGTTGTCTCAAACATCAGGGTCATAATCCTCACGTCCTCCGGGTCGCTCAAAAAACCCCGCATCGCTTCCTCGACCTCTTCCACGGAGATATCCGGTAGAGAAAGAACGAACCTGATTCTATCCGTAGCCCTCTGTAAACGATAGTGGACGGTTGGCTGGGACACCTTGAAGATCTGGGCGATATTCGTCTGAGTCAGATGCTTGAAAAAATACAATTCGAAGAAATCGGCCTCTAGGTTTGGCAACCCCTCAAGGAGTTTCTGGACTCTCTCCAGTCGTAACTTGGACTCCTCCGACTGTTGGGGCTCGAATAAAAAGTTCTCCATGAACAGGAAGGAATCCTCGGTGCTATACCGGGCTTCGAGTTCGGAGGGATCAATAGTTCTGCAATCACTCCACGACGACTTCATCATCTTCGCTCCAATTCGTATCTAAAAACACTTTGGGTATCTTCGCCAATACCTCTAACGAACGAAGCACAAAATGGACGACCGCATGATCGCCCTCCACATCCTTGACCTCCCCTTCGAGTTTCGCATACACCCCCTCGGTCACCTTGACTACCATCCCAGGCACAATATCCGTGGACACCTCCTGAGCCAATTGCTTTTTTAACTCACGTATGTGGGCATCAGGAATAACGGACAGAACCCGCATATTCCTTACACCTACTTGAGCCATAACCTTTTCAATGTACTTCGACCCCTCTAAACGAAAATAACGGACTTCATCCAAGCCCGTTCCAACAAAAGCATACCCCTCCATGAGATGGACGGCTACTTTTTTGCCTCTCTTTTCGTAGATTTTAGATGGGACAAAGACGGGCCAGGTGTCATCTACACCTAGAACCCGTCTTATTTCGCTTTCAAATAAACCCTCCTCGACCAGTCTTTCACCGGGTCGAGTGAGTTCAAGAGCTACCCACGTTATTCCGTCTCGACGATCCGCCACGGTTTTCCTCCGTCAACTCCACAACCCTACGGTGCAGAATATCAGCGAATTCGTTCGAGGACAAAGCAGGTACTTTCGAATTTCCGATCGTTGGAACATGTGAGTTTAAACCTTGGGCTCTTGGGTCTACATAGACCCCAAGTGCTGTGACTACTGGTTCCATATTACCATAGTTACTTGGTTTTTGATCCGCGATCGGCGCAGAATTCGACAAGTCAATCTGTTTAAGTTGACTATGCCCGATTTCAGGGCCTTGTGCCTGTTGTACGGGTAGATTTACGACTTGGGTTGAAGTCGCCTGAACCACCAACCCCGTTCTTTTTTGGTGCAGCGAAGAAATGTCGCACAAAAGCATCGAGTGGTTCGAGTGTGCGGGGCGTGACCCAAACACCTGTGCGAACTGAATTAAGAATTCAGAGTGCTTGGTCCCCACTTGCTTGATCCTAGCGGAATCCCAGAAAGATGGGATTGCCACGCCTGGAGCATGGACCGTGCGGTACGCCAACATGGACAACTCTGCCAGGCTCTCATAAGCCGTTGCGGGAGACACCTTCATGGACAATTGCTGACAGGCATCAAGAACCTTCGCAAAGTCGCCTCCGATGTTATCTAACACGTCGAGGAACAACGGATTAGCGTCCATTTGGAGGTAGGTCGTAACATTGGTCACGTCCACCTTGCCAACAGTAGAGATCCCCTCTAGGGCTTTCAGACAGTCACGAATGTGACACTCGGTAGACTCGGCAATAATCTTCAACGCCTGGGGTTCATACTCGAACCCCTCTTTATCGCAAATCATCGCCAGATAGTCTGCAATAGCGTCTGGAGGCATCACCTCAATCTTGAACACAGGAGCGCAACGAGAAAGAATAGCACCCCGCATTTTCGAGGGCTCCGTAGTACAGAAAATACAGACTAGCTGTTTATCCTCGGTACCAGGGCGAGTATTCTCCAGGGGAAGTAGAAGGGCATCCATCGCTGACTTGGACAACTCATGGCTCTCGTCAAAAAGGTAGAGCCGTTGTCTGCCAGAAAAGGAGCCGTACTTGATATCCTCCACGATTTGGGCGATGTCCTCCTTTTTGGAGTGATTCGCCGCATCCACCTCCACGAAATCTTCGTGGGTTCTCATGGGATCAAGCATAGTCAAACAGGAGGGGCATTTGTCACATGCCTCCCCATCCACAGGGGATTCGCACAGTAGGGCTCTGGCAAAAATACGTGCTTGGGTAGTTTTGCCAGAGCCAAACTGTCCAGCAAAGACATAGCTTTGCCGAAAGCCTTGACGCTTTTTGACCAACTCCTTTAGAACAGAAATGGTCGATTTCTGCCCTAGTACATCACTGTACGCTCTAGGACGGTATTTGTCGTCAAGGCTCAAACAACACCTCAGTTCATCGCGTTGTCAATAATGTCGGCAGCGTCACCCGCAGCGCGACTACGCTTCTTGGGAGCGTCCTTAGCCGCACCCTCGAACATCTTCTCGACGGCGGTAAGGGTTTCATCGTCCAGCGGACGCCACATACCCCAGCGAGCAACCTCATCCTTGAATCCCGTGAAGTCCGGCTGACGAATCGAGCACTTGATCTCACCCGAGTTAGCATCCTCCTCCACGACAATGGAGCACAGGTGATGGTCGATAAGGGCCATTCGCTGCGTGTCGTTCAGAGTGTTCCACTGGTCCCCAGCAAGTTCGATGACGAAACGGTACTGATAGTTCTTGTCCGTCAAGAGAGCCAACGACGGAGGTGCTTTCTTCGTCTTACCCAAGCACACCTGCCCGTTGGAGGCACTTGCCTTCTCACGGAAGATAATCACGATCTCATCCTGGATCAGAACGAGACTTGGGTGATACTGATTGATAAGGTCGATCATCATCTTTTGGGTCTCTGGACCCGCTTTCCACATATCCATTGCCATAGTAGTGTTTCCTTTCACAAGTAGAGTTTGAATGACTCTTGCAAGCTCTTTACGCCTCCGCGAGTCCAAATTGCACCGGGATCATCCCCGGTCTTACCATACGCGACCATTCTACACGAGATCTTCCATCTTTGTAGATCCTCGAAGGCTTTCTTCATCCCTCTCCGACCCGCATCATCTTGGTCCAAGCAAAGGTTGACATGGTTTTTCCACCTTCGTAGGAACTCCAAGTGTTTAAAGTTCAAGTGCGCTGGTCCAACCCCGATAATAGCACAGTCAGGGAGGATATGTTCCAGGGCGAACAAATCGAACACCCCCTCGACAATCCAAATGTCCGCCCCCTTCCAGATCCGGTGCATCGCTTTGGGCATCCCATGAAACACGGGATTCCAGGAGGCTTCCTTCAAGTGGAAACGGATCAAATCCTTGGCCTCAACGCTTCGGGAGTCGAAACCAATGAGGGCTCCCAGAGGACTGTAAATCGGAAACATGAGTTTTCCCTCAAAAAACTCGAAGTGCTTCCCGAACTTAGTAGCGAACTCGGGGCTAGGACACTCTGACACAGGAGGGACAAAAGTTACCACCCCCATCTCCTCAATCGTGTTCGACAAAGCCCCACGAGCCAAAAGGTAGTCCCGAGCCTCCTCGCTCAAATAAGAGTCACGAAAGGCTTCACTCAACCACTGTTGCATTGTCATAGGCGATTGCAACCCCAAGTCTAGGATTGTGGATCAACACAACCTTCTCACCCGTTCTGAATACCCCAATGCTTCCAAGGTACCCTCGTTCCTTTGGAACGAATACAAGGCATCCCTTGGGAACCCAAGAAACCTGAACAACTTCTTGTCCAAAAGTGTCCTGTTTCGGATGAGCTAAAATCTCAATCTCCCCAAATTCATTGAGATGTTCGAGGCAGGCTTTTACGCCTTCCTCTGACATAGGGAACACATTTCCCCACCGTTCCTCAATAGACTTCTCCAGAAGGTCCAATAGCAGGTTCCTCTGAAGATAACTCATTTTTGTAGGAGCCGCCCGGACTTGACTGTTTTCTCCGGCTTTCTCGATCCATATCAGGCCCTTGGGGGAACTCACCAAGAAGGGGGCTAAATCCGGGTTTACCTCAAACTCCATGAGGAGAGGAACCTGCTTGTTTTTGATCAGGTGGTTCAGGTTGACCAATTCGGCAATCGAGTTGTTAGGTTCCGTCATCTTCATTCTCCAAGTCTATGTTCTGGAACACACGAGAGAGGCTAAACACCCCTTGCTTATCCGGGGTCGAATCCCCTAACACCCACAGGAGGGCGATTACATCCGGGTACTCCTTGGCCAAAAAACTGAACTCAACCTCGGTCCCATCCAGCCCAAGCCTTGACGCAAACATGTCTTTCAAGATCTCTGCCTCATAGCGAAGGGTGAAATAAGGGCAGGATTCCGCCTGTTTCATCCCTCCCATGTTCGGGTCGCAGATCATGTCTGTTTGATCCACGCTGTCATTTTTGAATGCGCAGACTCGGAAATTCTGGTGACCATGAGGGGTTCGTAACTTGACTAGCTTATTGCTAGCACAGTTTTCTGGAGAGCACTTCATTCTCGCCTCAAGAAATTTCTTCTTGTGACGGAAAATAACCTGCTTCAGCTTGTGGCGAATTTGACTCTCGGTTTTCATTCGCTAGCCTTTCTGACCAGAGGTTTAAATTTCGCTTTTGTCCCAACCTTGTCTACATGATACGCCGTCTGTGCCGCTCCCACAACCGCATCATCGTGACTGATAAGGAGCATGTCGAAACCTAAACGCTCACACAGAGTAGACAAAAAGCCAGCCGCCCTGTCCACATACTTATCTGCCACCGCTGCCAAAGTCTCATCCATAATGAGGAAGGGACGTAACCCTCGACGGTAGATAACCGAGATACGCATGAAAACCTCTTCCATAGTAAGAACAGCACCTCCGAAAAGGTCATCGCTCATCCCTTGGATTTCGGTCCCATCCTCCCGTTTCTCTACCGTGTACATGGTCACGGATATTTTACCACGCTGTTCGTCGAGTTCGGTCTTCACGGAGAGGTTCTGGTCATAGAAAATTTCCTGCAAGCCCTCGGTTTGCAGTTTCTCAATCGCTGATACACCATCCGTTACCTCCTCGTCAATTAAACGCTTGATGAGGGCAGCTACCAATTCAAGTAGCTGCTCCTCATTCTCCAGAGCCTTGATTTTAGAGTCGTTTTCCACCACCTGATTTTGGATAGCGTCACGCAAGGCTACCGCCCGGTGAAGAAGAGCGGTAGCCTTGGAAACGGAAGGTGGGGGAGTCAACGAACTCATGTCAACCAGACTAGGACTGTCGTGTATACCCCACTGTCACGCGATTCTTTAATGCGGACGTATCCACTCTTGACCTTGCCCTGGTCATTGAGTTTTGCGTTCACACCAAGGGTGATCGTGTCATTCTTGGTCTGTGACAGGGCCTTGAGGACGTAAGTGTTGGGAAGATCGAACCCTGTGTCTGGAAGGGAGGGGGCCTCCTCCTTAATCTTCAACTCCTGAATCTCCATGTGGAGAGTGTCCTTGGAACCCGATGCGCTAGCCATACTGACGTACAACTCGCCCTTTCCGACTCGGAAAGATACTCGGGTATCCTCCTTGGATGCACCAGCAGCGAGCGCGCTAAGCGAGGATTTTAGGTCTGCTACCTTGACAGTCACAAGATACTGGTCCTCCTCATCCGAGACGTTGATATCAGGGAAGGCATGAGCGGGGCGTCCAACATTGAGGATGCTCCCATCCCCACGAATAATGAACATACGGGACGAATGCTCACGAACCTCCACGTCTTCCTCACCGGATGCGCCTAGAAACGCATTGAGGGAGGGGATGTCTTTCCCATGCACTCGGAAATTTGCGGTTGCGAACACGGGAAGCTCTACAACGCCCAGAGAAGCCTTATCCGTTGCCATGAGTAGCCGCTTGCCGTTGACTTCCTTAATCTCGGTCACGGCCAAGGCAGGGCGCTTCACGTCCTTGTCCGAAATGAACATCTTGACGTGATTTAGGGCGGCATGTAGCTGACGGGCCTTCATCGTGTACCCCTTCTCCGTCGCGGAGAAGGTCTCATCCCAATAGGGGAAATGCTCGGGGTCCAAGGAACTGAACTTGACCGATCCCTTGGGACTAGACGCCGTAACCTTGTGGTTTTCGTACTCTAGGGTAAGTACCGAATCCTCGACGGCAGAAATCCACTGTTTCAGTCGCCACGCCTCAACCGTAAAAGACCCCTCATCGGAGGACTTACAAATCAAGGGGGAAACCAAACCAATGCGACCATTGTTGGCTAGAACCTCGGTTCTCTCGTTCTGTGTACGGAAAACTAGGTGGGTGGTCAAATCACTACCCGTGCTAGCCGCCGCAATAGTCACTACCTGTAGGGCACTCTCTAAATCTCTCTTAGTAACCTCAATTTTCATCTTGAATCTCCTGTGTATGCACTCAAAGCCTGCTCAGCATTTTTGATGTCAGTCTCAAGTTCTTCGACTTGAGACACGTAAAGTCTCTCTAGCTCTGCAATGACCTCATCAATCTTGGAGGGATCAATCTTTTTCGACCGACATTCCTCCTCAATCTGGGCCAGGTTTTTCTCCGCTTGCTCCTTACGTCCCTGCAATCGCTGGACTTCAGTTTCAAGCGAACTCCGTCGCTTAATCAGCGAACTCAGTTTGTCATCCAAATCCATATCCGTATTACTCCAAAAGGTCGTCTATGGAAAACCCAATCTCGACCGGACCATTTTTCAGATAGTTGTTGTCCGTCACGATAGGGAGTGACGAACCTTTCTTACCCCGTTTTCTCCGGTTATTTTCCTTCTGTGCCTGTCGCTCTGGACACATGTCCTCAAAGTCACAGTTTTTACAGTAGGAGGGTTGAGGATTTGCGGGAAAATCCTCCTTGATCATACCCTGACGAGCAACAACTGCTCTATCCGAAAGCGACTTCAAGTCCCTGCTTGTGTACTCAATCCAATCCACCCCGGACTCCCCAATGGATTCGTCATAGGGGTAGCGAAACCACACGAAGGCCAAACGATCGGGTAAGGCTTGGTGAATCAGAGAGAAACACAGGGCGTAGTAGCGCAACTGGTCAGGGTTCACGTTTTTCATCTTGGTCTTGCTGTTCTTGCCGTCCAAGATCATCACCCCGCTGTCCTCCCTCTGAATGATGAAGTCCGCACGTCCAGAAATCACTAGGTCATCCGTCAACTGAGCTTTTAGCTCAACCTCGGACTTCGCATAAGGTCCAAGTAGCTTTTGACCCTTCATGGTCTTCAAATACCCCAGGACACCGTTCTCGCAAGTGTCATGAATCTCCTCAAAGGAGATCTTCCCCCAATCGACGTAATTTCTCTGAAGTTCCTTGGATAGTTTTTCAGCGGTGAGCTTACGAAGCGTGGTTTCCAGGGGAGCGGACGTATCCTTCCATAGCTCCTTGTTGTACAAGTCTTCCAACACACCCTGGATGACAATTCCCATGACGGCATGATGCCGAGAACTCTCTGGTTTGGTCTTACCCTTGCCCAAACCATTTCCAAGGTCAATAGTAACCCACCCATAAGTCCACAGGAATTTCTGGGGGCAGTTTTCGTAGTCGTACAAATGCGACCAGAACAAAGGCTTCATGTTTGCCATGCTTGATATTACCGCTTAGAAGCCCTCTCTAGTAGCTCCAAAGTCCTTTCTTTCACTGCGTTGGGGATGTTCATTCCCTGAATACTCTCCGTGAGTTCACCCTTCTCACGTTTGGTCAATGACTCCTGTACCTCGTTCACGAAGGCATCAATTGTCATCGCCTTGGCCTCCTCACGGACTCGCTTCTGGAGATCAAACACCTCCTCTGCGGGCCGTACATTCAGCCGCTCTACTTGAACATCAATCCTGCCACCACTACCGACTTCTCCAAAGGAGATGACTGCGACCCCTGGAATCCGAGTGATGTTATCTTGGGTCAAGGAACCTCGCGTCAATGAACCAATATTCACGACCCACTTGTTCGGAGCGATCTCAGTAACCCCCTGGTCCTGATGCCAGTGACCGAACATCCATACATCCACCTCCGGGTTTAACTCCAGTAGGTCGGAGTAACGAACAATATCCTCTCCGGCAAACATAGACCCGCCCTGGGGTGAGGCTAGAACGTGGGCCATGACCACTAAATAATCAGCGTCCCCCTTCTGGATGTCCTTGAAGTAGGACATGTCGTATTTAGGTCCGTGGTAGGGTATTCCTTCAACCCTGACCTTACGGGCATAGTCGTCGAACACAACCGAATGTCGATCTACGATCTGTCCCTTATCTCGAACCGTGTAGCATCGCTTGAACACCCCTGACTCCATGAGGGAGCCCAAGGGGCCTTCTGGAAGGGCCGATAGCTGACTCTGACGACAATCGTGATTACCGACATTTGCATAGACCGGACAAGGGTATGTCGAATGGAGAGAAATAACCCGTTGCATCAGCTTGTGACTAATGCGCATGGGCACCTTGGGATCAAAAAAATCTCCCCCGTCCAAAATAGCATTAGCTCCAACACGTAGGGCGATATCACCTACCTGTTGGAGACTATCTAGTACCTCTGTCATCCAATCGTCAGTGCGACTGGACGGAGTATGGTCGGAGCAATGAACGTCCGTGCGCCAGACTAACCTAATCATCCATGCTTATACGCCATTTCGATGGCGTTCATGAGCACCTGATCGATTTTCTCACGGTCTGGGGAATTAGGCAATACGCTCGTCTTGTACGCCTCGGAAATCTGATCCTCCAGCATTTTTGCCTGCTCCATTAGATGCTCATAGGACCAAGCGCCGTCACGAATAGACATCAATTCCTCGGCATCAGGGCGCTTCACTTGCAGCCCCTTCCCCTGCAAAATTTCCAACCCCGTGCGCATCAGTCGAATTAGGTGACTAGCGTGCTTAGTGTCGAATCCATGCTTGGCTTCTAGCTCACTACGAGCCTCGTTTCGTTCACGCTTCCACGTCTGGTATTTCTGCCAGTTTTGACGGGCGCTACGGTATCGCTTCTCCTGCTTGACAACATGGAGCACGTCATCCGTAATTCCAAGTGTCGTAGCCGCCACAAGGTACATCGACTCCTGTAGATCCTTGACATCGACGCCCATCGAAGCGGCATAGAAATCCTGAATACGCATCCGTAGCACGTCCTGTGCTGCCCCGCTCAACTCCAAGTTGTCCTCGGACAGCCATTGACGAATCATCAACTGGACAGTCTCCTCAATCTGGTCCCGAACATTCGAGGGGATTAGGGACGACTCTGGTAGTCCGAAGTCCGCACGAGTGGGCTCTTGCTTGGGGGGATTGAGCAACCACTTACGATGAGACTCAATACGCTGGAGTTGCGAGTGCGCGTACCCGGTGTACGTATACTTGACCTTCTTGCTCAAGAAAAGGTCACGGTTTGCGCGGAGCAAATCCCATTCGTCTGTAGACTGGAGAACGTCACGCTGGTCGAGGAAAATCAACTCAAGCACGTTGGGGTTGGCATCAGCAGCCAAACGAACATACTTCGTGATGTCGAAAATCGTCAGATCGAGCTTCCGGTGAACCTCGTAGGAAGGGCCAGCCGTAGGATGCACGAAAATCTTGTGCATCGCCTCGGTGGAGCGTGGACCCCATGAACCTTCCTGGTTCATGGTTTGATACTGCTCGAAAGTCTTCCAAAACGACCGACGCACCGTATCCGGTGGGACACACACACCTCGAACGTCCACGTCCGACGTAGGTCGAGCCATCCCATACGCATGGGAACCGGACAACCCCAAGAAAATCGTGTGCTGGTCAATGTCGAAGTGCATGACAAGATCTAAACGCCATCGTAGACCTACTCTTTACAGAGGATCTGTCCGCAAGTAGGACACTCATTCACCCCGTCAAACATGGAAGCAATCTCTGCTAAGGCTTGCTCCAGCTTGCCTTGTGAGGCTGCGGCCTGGGTATCCGCGTCTTTTTGCGCGACTTGCGCGTTTCGTAGTCTAGTACGGAGAGAAACACACTCATCCAAAAGGTGCTTGATTTTTTGCGCCTTCTGTGCTTTCGCCATGTCGGGGATAGAGATCTCGGGGACATCCTTGGCGACATCTACCGCCTGTCGAGCCGTAGACAATCGCTTGCTCAACTCCCGAACCTCTATCAGTCTTTGCTTGACCTCTCGAATTTTCTGTGCTTGATTTTCAGAGGGTACAGACAGAGAGCCCACACCGTCAAGAGCATCAAGTTCAAGACGCGCTCGATCTCGACGAGCTTTCAGGGTAGCTAGCTCCTCACACAAAGCCATCATTTTTTCGAGCTTGGTTTTCCTAGTCTCCACTTGGGAGATTTTCTCTACCCAAGTATCCAACCCGTGGTAATGAGTGAGCTTCTGTTGTAGTTCCTTGGCGTCTTCACGCCGAACTCGAAGATCCCCCTTGGCTTTCTTTCGGTCGCTGTCACAGAGCTTGAGAGCACGATTTAGTTGGTTGACCCTATCTACGTCAGCGATAGCTTCCGCTAGTACGGAACCGGGTTTATCCAACAGGAAATTGACGCCCCTCAACTGAGGGGCAATCTGGGGCCAGTATTTCTGTTCTTGAAGCGTGACAGGGTTCACACCGAACTCGGTTAGCTCCAAAGGTGTCCCAGCCCCAACATTATCGAACACCTTGCCATTGATCACATATCGGTTGACTTTATTCCCCTTCTCCCATACCACCGTATGGTTTTCGTCGAATTGGAGTTCAACCGAAGAATGATTCGACCCATGCCGAACAAAGCTAGTGCCCGGTGTGTTCATAAACACACCTTGTATGGCTCTGAACAACGCCGATTTTCCGGCATTGTTGGTACCAGTGACAACCGTAAAGCCGTCAATGGTCAGAGACACGTCTTCCAACGACTGGAAGTTCTGGACACGTACTTTAATCGGCATGGGTCTACCACGTTACCCGTTTAGGAGGGCTTGCACCTCTGCATCAAGGGAGTTGTCATCCCCATCTTCATCCCCGTCACCATCATCGAAGATTTCCTTCGACGTGGAGGTGGCAAGAACACCCTCACCGGCCATGTACGGCTTCACCTGTGCCTCCAGGACACTGATGAGTTCGGGGTTTGCCATCATCATAGCGCGGAGCTTTTCCACACCCTGTAGACGAATGGAGTCCCCATCGGGCTTGTTCCACTCCAGCCAAGAAGCGGACTTCTTGATCAGATTGTGAGCAATACCGATTTCCATCATGGAACGAAGATCATCAATTCCCTCACCCCATCGGATGTAGAAGGTTTCCTCGTTGCCCTGTTGTGGAGACACCTTGCACTTGTCGAGCTTCGCCTTGATGACTGCTCCAATCACACGTTCCTCCGTTGAGTTGGAGAGTGAAGAATAATCCGAGGATTTCTCAGTCTTGATTCTCTGGAGCTTCATACGAAGCGCGGAGTAGAATTTCCACGCCTTACCACCCTGAACCGTGGAGGTGTCCCCATAGCCCATTGTATTGATTGCATCACGCATCTGTGAAATGCCGATGATCGTACTTCCCGTCTTTTGAGTGCGGGATCGGAGTTTGGGAAGGAACTGCGACCATAGCAAAGCATTAGCACCTACCTGAGCGCGGTCTCCAGTCTCCTTGATGGACTTGTCGAAGTACGCCCTCGACACACCAGCACCAACCGAGTCGAACACGATAAGGGACACACCCGCTGAAGCCATTGTAAAGGCCACCGCCATACCATCCTCAAGGGTTTCCGGCTGGGACAACAGAAACTTCGTGTCATCATGTACCGGGACACCTAACGCTACTGCGTATTCAGGGACAATTTCGTTTTCCCAGTCAATATAGCACACCGTTCCACCGTTCTTGATGGTAGTAGCAGCGGCAGTCAAAGCTAAGGAGCTTTTCCCGCTCGATTCATGTCCGTACAGGTTAATGATTCGCCCCTTGGGCAAACCTGGACATGGGGACACACCATGCTTATTTGGTTTACCTCCGATTAGATAGTCGATGACCATCGAACCCGTAGGAAGATGTGGTAGTGATTGTGATAGCTGACTGACATCTAGCTTGGTCTGCCAGTCCTCCGACTTCAGGGCTTGGCTCAAAGCCGACTTAGCCTGGAGAAGTGGGTTGCTAGAAGATCCCTGTGATTCAGCCTTTTTAGGTTTTTTTGTTAGTGCCATTGTCATCATCCTCTTTGGAAAACAGAAAGAAACGGTCGTTCTCACGATGAAGAATTCCCTTCATCTCAGTTTGACCTGCCTTTTTACCCCGTTGGTACGTGTGTATATGCGTGAACGCCTTCAATTCGTAAGGTGACAAGTCACTCTCTTGAATCTTGTTATCGTGGAGCATCCAAAAACGTCCGGCTGCTCTTGCAACATGATAAGCATCAGCTTCATTGTGATCCCATTTACCCTTTCCTCCTGTATCCTCCTTTGCAGCATCTACCATGTCAGATTTCATCATTTTCCAACCATCGGGTCGGGTGACAAGTTCTCTGGCAAATGCTTTCACCTGTGGAGGTGCATACATCACAACATCCTTTTTGGTCTGTTTGATGGCATCGAGACTAAATAAGAATAGAGCATACATGCCTTCGGAGTAAGACTCCCCCAACACTGGATGCTCTATTCCCATACGGTCTGGGTTTTCTGTCAGAATGAGTTCTTTCAGGGATTCACGCAAATGAACGTAACGGTCAATCTCATACTTAAACTGCTTGGAAGCAGTCTTGAATCGACTTCGCTTGATACATCTATCTACTCCAGTAGCTTCCGTATCATGCAAAGCCCAGCCGTAATTAGTAAGGGAGGGGTCCAATCCGAGAATAATCATGGGTCAGACCCCTCTCTTATCTAGTATCAAGCGATGTCGTCTAGCATCCCTGAAATGAGGCTACCCACAGCAGCACCATCAGACGATACGCTGTTGAACTCATCGGGCGTTGCCGATGATTTGGGTACCAACCCAAGAGCCTCACGAAGCTCCTGGGGCTTCATGCGCTTACCCAACTCAGCCTCCAAGTTAGGTACGATCTGGCGTGTTCGAGAGATCACGAAATCCGCAATCTCCTTGGCCTCTGGCGAAGATGCAGAAAGCATCTTACGGAACAGAGAGTCCTGTTGTGGCATGAAAGTCCAATCCTGGAAATCCACATTCTTCTTGGGGTCAAGCTCAGCCTGCAAGTCCCAGGAATGCAGTGGGTAAGACCGCATGTGGAACTTCTTCAGTTGCTCATACTTACCGGCAGAAATCACCCAAGGTTGAACCTTTGGCTTCTGCGAGAAAAGTAGGGCCTTGGTAACATTGCCCTCTGAATCAGTTGGCCATGATACCACGACGGTAGCAACACGCTGATTTGACTTTTTACCAGGGGCCACTTGCTGCACGATGTTTCGGATTTCATCCGAATCAATGATGAGGTAGCCCAACTTCTCAATGTAGACTACCTCCCCACTTACGAAACGTGGGGACAGCTTTGAGGGGTTTTCAGAAAACCCCAGAGCCTCTGGGTCAAGGGAGTCCTTCGAGAAGGTATCCTTTTCGATACCGGGGAACCAAGAAAGCCCAAGGCGGTAAACCTTGTCCTTCTCACCCTTGAACTTGGGAATACGTGTGGAAATGTGGGAATCGTTATCAAAACCGAATGACATTGTTGTTTCTCCTTTTTAGGCTTGTCGAAATGACGCGCCAATTGCTATACTCCAAACACAGTGAATGTTTCACAGATCTTCAAGCAAAGAACTCACTGCATTAGACACTTCTTTGCTTGCCCCAATGTTCGGGCTGTTTGTATCATCCTTACGTGAAAGGAAGGAGTCTATATCGTCACTAGACTGACCTCCTAACACTAGGTTCTTTTTTGAGGCAGGGATCAAATCATCATAGGTGTTGGACTTGGGGGAATCCTTGGCCAATTCAACCAGTGACTTTTTGTTCTCCTCTGGAGGTGGGAGATCGTCATCGTCGTCCCCCCACTCATTCTGCTTATCAATGCCATTGAGCATGGCATCAAGATCATTGGATGCGGTAAAAGTGGATTGACCGGAACCTTTGCCCCATCGGGCTCCCATGCTCAAGTCATGGTCGATGAGCTTCATTTGATCCCTCATACGACCCTGAATGTCCTTCAAGTCAGTACGTTTGGCCTTGATGACAATCATCACCTGTTCCAAGTCATAGACCTTGAGTTCAATCTCTCGAATCAAATCCTTGGACTGTCTTAGCCGAACATCGGCCTTGGCCTCTCTCTCCTTTTGAGAGCGTTCCTGACGAACCTCAAGGTCATTGACCATTAGATTCAGTTTGTCCAACTCGTAGATACCAGTCAACTCCGTTAGATACCGCTTGTAGGCATGAAGGTCTTGGCTCACCTGCAAATAAACTGACTCAATCCGATCAAGGTGGAATCGGACCTTGGCGATTTTTTCGTTAAATCTCCGGGGTCCGAATTGAATCGGATCGGAGTCCAACTGGACACTCATGCTTTTTAGCTCGTTGAAGATCTCCTCAATTCGAGGAGGATCTACAACTGGAAGTTTACGGGATTGCATCATTTGATTCTTTCTAGAGCCGCCTGAATGAGTCCTTGGAAGTTCTTCTTCACGGCTTCCTTCTGGTCAGCATAATAGTCTTTGGTGATACTACCATTCGCACGAGCAGCATCCAGTGCCGCCATTGAAGCGTTCATTTGCACGACATACATGGCAACCGAAGCCTCCTGCAACGTCATCCCCTGGGATGCCTGTTCCTGGTCCTCTGTCGAAGTGCTCATCAGATCAGCACCGGGACCACCATAGTCATCCTGAATACTGTCCCAAGCGGCAGAAAAACCTGCGAAACTATCACCGTCACGGCCCTTGACGGACTTGGTAGCAACTACCTTGGTGATACGGATTTTCTTGACAATGCGAGCTAGAACTTCACTACCTTTGTTTTCTTGTGACATTTGATTTTACCCTATGCGAAAAGCTATGGGTTCCTTTCAATGAGCTATACGCCAATCTTCAATCCTCGTTTTCAGCGAACTTTTGAATCCTCTGTGGGAACAAGGTGTTTCTCATGTCCACCTTATTGTTGTCCACGGAGGACTTAAAAGCATCCCAGTGGCCGATGAGGATCACTCGCTTTTTCGCTCGTGTGATCGCCGTGTAGACAAGGTTTCTCTGAAGCTGATTCCTAAAAGACCCTACGATGGGCATGAGGATCACATTGAACTCCTGACCCTGACTCTTATGGCAAGTCACACAGTAGGCTAACCTCAAATGGTTTGCAGCCTCCTTGAAGGGTAGTTTGATATGCAACACCGGAGGCCCGTGAATCTTAATCTCCACCTCCTTGAGCTTGTGGTCCAAGCGAACGATTTTTCCCACGTCGCCGTTGAAAATCTCGTACTTGTAGTTGTTCTTGGAGACCATGATACGGTCCCCCTCTCTCACGGTATCCGATCCCAAGCGTAGCTCCCTCAATCCAGGAGACATGGGGTTGAGAAGTTCTCGAATCTTGACGTTGAGATTCGTAACCCCAAGGGTTCCATTGTGACGGGGGGACAGGACTTGGAAGTTCTCCCGCTTCTCGTAGAGCTTGGTAGCGATATCAATGAGCGTGTCTAGGACTTTCCCCTCATCCTTAATCTCCATGAAGGAGAAGTCCTTTGAGGGAACCTCAAAGTGAGGAACACGACCATCCTGAATCGCGTGAGCAGCAATTACAATGTCACTTGTGTCTTGTTGACGGAAAATGTCCTTCAGTGAAACCACAGGGAATCTCCCGCATGAAATCAAATCGTGGAGAACATCCCCTGGACCAACGGAGGGCAACTGAGCGGCATCTCCTACGAAAACCAACCGGGTAGTAGGGGATGTACAGGACAGTAATCGAAACAGAAGGTGTTGATCCACCATGCTGCTTTCGTCCACAATCACCACTTCGGCTGGGTGTGGACTAGACTCGGAGAATTCCCAAAATTCCGTGGAGCCATCTCCATCCGTTCCAGATACGGAGTTTTCACCGACTACACCAGCATAGGTAACCTCCCGGTCATCCTCCCCCTCGATGCCTTTAGCTCCAAAGGCACGATGGATCGTAGAAGCCTCCGCACCTGTGACTGATTGAAGTCTTTTTGCGGCAATACCCGTGGGAGCAACAAGCAAGAACGGGATCCCAGCATCCTGAAGAACCTTCACAACGACCTTCAAAGTCGTTGTCTTACCGGAGCCGGGTAACCCTGTCAGAATAGACACGGCGGAGGTCAGGGCATTGACAGCCCCCTGTCTCTGCATGTCCGAGAGCAGCAACTTGCTAGTCGAACCCCATTCGTCCAAAGCACAACCGGCGATGTTCTCCAGTGTATCCCCGGCTTCAAAAAGTTCCCTGGTTTTCTTACCAACCGTGGCAAGTCTAGCGAGGTACTTCTCCAATGACTCTCCTTCGAGGTGAGCTTGCTTTTTCCTTTCGACTAGAATCTTAGCGCACTGTTCCTCCAAATGATGGAACCAAGGTTCATACACCGCGATAGTGCCCGATTTCGTTTTATTGTCAAGGACAAGGAGCTTTTGCTCCTTGCTCTTCTTCAAGACCGTAGCGATCTGCATCGGGGTAGCCCCTGGAATGAGATTCATGATGTAGTTGGTCAGAATCTCCGGGGTGATGTAAAGATGACCCTGATTACGCTGGGACTTTAATGTGTAGAGAATGGCGCCCTGAACTCTGTTGTCCTGGTCCATTGGCAACTGGAGTTTTCGCCCAATCTCATCCGCCTGGTCGAAAGAAATCCCATCAATCTGAACCAAGGCCCAAGGATTCGATGAAAGGATCGTCTCTGACTCATCCCCAAAGGTTCTCCATATTTGGTCAATCTTGACCTTGGGAATATTGAAGTTGCTCAAGAAGTTGAGCGCCTGAAACATCGTCCGAGCACTCTTCCAACGGGCATTGATATGCAGGGCAGTGAATTCATTGATCCCGGAGATCGTTTGCAAGTCTTCAACGGAAGACAAGGCTTGAGAAAACTGATCCTTGAACTTGGACTCAATCAACCGTAGAAGAACATCCGATACACCATGACCTGACAGAATGTTGATGATAGTGTCGTTGTCCCACTCACCCTTGACGATTGGAGCCTTTTCGATTTTTAGCTGCTTCCCATACTGTGGGTGCATGTCCCAAACAGCTTCGAACCCAAACCAGACTCCAACTTTAATACGGATACCGGGGATGTTCCCCCGAGCTACGACGGGTTCGGTTTTTCCATCGAGAAGGACTCGAAGCACGAAGAAACTTTGAGCGGTGTTCTCAAAAAGAACGGAATGAACCCTGCCTGAAAAATACTCACTCATCGCTATCCTTTGCAAGCCCTTGTAGGTCAGAGATATACGCCTTCAACCCTTGCAATTTGTCGAGTAGAACGTCAAGAGGCGCATCCTGAAAGTTATCTGGGTTGAACGAATTGATCTCCTCCTGCATTTTCTGAAAGTCAGGCTGATTGATAATCAGCAACCGAGATCGATGACCTACCAAATAGTCAAGCCTAATCTCATGCTTGATTCCGTCCTCGGTCTCTACCACGTAGTCATCCCCCTCATGCCGAAGGATGCCCGAGACGGATAACTCATAGAGAGAGTTGGGGTTTGCGTGATGTCCGAACGGACAGGTAGCTCCCTCGTAGCTCGTCTGGTAGTAACAGCATCCCCCACCCCATAGTTCTCGACTCGGAGGCTCTGGAGGAAAATGATGGGCAACCACTTGGACTTTTTTGCCTACATAGTAAGACATGTCCACTGGAGTCGCACCTGTAGTCTCATCTACGACATGGGGGGTGTTCGAATCTTGGAGGTAGAAAATACCTGTGAGATTTAGCACACGTAAGCGTTCCATCTCCTCCTATACGCCCTTTTGAGGGTGCGGGATTCGCGCAGAGAAAAAATACTCCCGACCCTGTAAAAAAAACCCTGTCTCTCCGTTTAGAGGGTATGGCAATCGAGACCTACAACCTCCGAGACACGAACCGAGTCATCACCAAGTCCTACGAGGGCTGTGTTGTGGAGAAGTTCGTCCGATGCAACCGCGTCATGTCGGATATCTACGCCGACGAGTACTACGCGATTGCGTGGGATGAGTCCAAGGGTACGTGGGAGACCATCCAGTACTCTTCCTCGTTCGAGTGTGATATGAACCGTGGAAGCGCGACCGTGGACGCGACCCCGGAGATCATGGATCGTTACCTGGCAAAGCTGGAGGCCGAGGAGCGTATCCGTGAGGAGGCCGAGAAGGCTCGTCGAGAGCAGATCCGTCTCATCGAGGCCAAGATCGCCCACAACGCCCCTACCATCGGTAAGGAGATGGTGGTAGCCAAGGGCCGCAAGGTGGCCAAGGGCACCAAGGGGATCGTGTTCTGGGTCCGTGATGGTCGGGTCGGTCTCCGCACCTCCGACCGCAAGGAGGGCAAGAATTGGGCGGATGTGGTGTGGGTCACCGCCTCCAACCTGGAGTCCACCATCCCCTTCGAGGGCTCCGTCTGAACTTTACCCTCACCCTCCGGTGTAAAAACTGGAGGGTCAAGACGTTTTCTTGGAGAGATTCGTCATGCACCGTCCAAAGCTAGTCAACTTTCACCCCTCCGACTTCACCCAGGGACATTTTGTGCAAACGTCTGTGTGCGGGCGATTCACCATCGATCTGGAACAGAAGAGGAATGGTGCCGTGTACCTGATCTTCAAGGACAACAAGCAGGTCGCTGTGCGACACTCCCTTGAAGACTCCCTTGCCACGGTATATTTGCTGGCCTAAACGCCTCATCTTGATTCACCCCCGGTGTAAAAAATCGGGAGTGGGATAAGACAATGCAGATCTTCGACAAAGTTCACCTCCACAATCACCCCATCCTGTCCTTTGTGGGTCTGCTCAATGAGCAAGCATGAAAAAAGGAGCCTGTCACCGGGCTCCTTTCGCTTTTAATTCGGTCGAGCTATTGTTTTCCTGATAACCCATCCCTATATTGGTAGAGACATGAGGAAACCTCATAGACCCCAACCTCTCCAGGAGAATCAAATCTCCCTGCCTATGATGTTGCCTCCGCCTCCCGTAGAGGAAAAGAAAAAACCCGCCCCGAAAAAACCTGACGTAGACTTCAACGTCGATTTCTACCTGTGAGCCATTGACTCGCAACTCGATGTGGCAAGTCCTTCTCGGACATACCAGAATCATCCCCACGGGGGTCTTCGTAACGATCGTCGATGATCTTCTCTGCGATCATAAAAAGCATGTGCTGGTATTTTAGGTCCAACCTCATGGCCTTAGCTAAATCAGCCATGAGGTGCAACGCATCCGCAAATACGATGTCCTCATGGCCAACTTTTCCAAGGTCAAGAAGTTTTTCTCTTACGAGGCGAACTTTATTCTGGACGTTTGCTGTTTTTTGCATCCTACCTAAAAGGCAGGTATAGAGTGATTATCCATCACCCGCATTTGGAGCTACCACAAGCGGTACAGGTCACACAACCCTCCTGGTAGACCAAGGTTCCCTCGGAACCACAATCGGGACAGGTACGGATGCTGGACTTGGTGCCATCCTTGACGTATTTCTTCAAGACACGGGCCATGACCTTACTGAAGCTGAAAAGGTCGCTGTCCTTGTCCCTCTGAAGCTGCTCAATCACATGATGCACAGCCGCTCCATGCCGCAAACTCAAACTCAACATCCGGGTGAAAACCCCGTGGTTAGGATTGTCGAAGGTCTTTACGATGTCCCGAATTACGGAGGGTTCATCCTTATCTCCGTAGTGGAAGTCATAACGGGCACTTGACTTGAGGGTTCTCTTGACGATCCAACCAGATTCAATCTTGTTGGACAACTCGATGAACTCACTCATCCCCCCGAAAATCTCGTAGGGTTTTCCGTCCAATAGACCGACGAAAATCGTCCAGTCTACATAATCGTCCCCATGACGAACTCGGGTTCTGTGAACCTCACAGTCCAACTCCAAGGGCCTACGGGGAGCATCATGCTCCTCGAACCCCTTATCTTCAGCCTTGGGCGTGCTCGTGTCGCTGACTAGAACACCATCACGGCATCCGTCACGATATACCGTGACTCCCTTGCAACCGGACTTCCACCCCTCCATGTACACCTGCTTCACAACATCCACAGTGACATCCTTGGGCAAGTTCGTCGTGTTGCTGATCGCATGGTCAATCCATTTTTGAGCAAGACCCTGGATGCGAACTTTATTGACCCAGGAAATGTCATTACTGGTCGCCTCATAGTAGGGGCTTGCCTTCAAAGCTGAGGTATCCCCCTCATACAACGCCTGAGCAACAACCTTGGGGTCTCGACCCGTTGCTACGCACCACTGCTCAAAACCGTGATGGAGAACATGGAAATGCTGCCATTTGTCTCCTAATTCATCCACGAAATCCACCTTGGCATCCGCCTCACTGGGATTGATTTTCTTTCGTCTCGTGTAGTGAATCAAGTACGCGGGCTCAATGCCCGATGTTGTTTGAGTCTGTGTGGAAATTGAACCACAGGGGGCTGTTGTCGTGTTGGCGATGTTTCTACGGCCATGCTTCTTGTAGAGCTTCTGAATGTCCTCTGGAAGTGCATCAATAATGCGCTTCATGTACACATGGTCCTTCTCCAAATCGTAATTAAACACAGGGAAGGCACCACGTTCCTTGGCCATGATGATGGAACTTGTGTGAGACCCAATTGCCAAGTGCTTGTAGGCATCCTCTACGAACTCAAACGACCCGTCCTTACCATAGACCAAGTTCATCATGGCTACAGCATCACCTAACCCGGTAATACCCAAACCTGTACGACGACCATTGACCGCCGCCTGTCGGATCTTCAACCACAGGCTCCGCTCGATTTCTTTTACGTAGTCGGGCTCCGGGTCTACTTCGATCTTGGCTAGAATCTTGTCCACCTGTTCTAGCTCAAGGTCAATCATGTCATCCATGAGTCTTTGTGCTTTGATGACGGAATCTACGTATCGCTTGAAATTAAACTTGGCCTTGGGGGTGAAGGGGTGCTCAACAAAAGTAGTTACATTGAGCACCATAAGACGACAAGAGTCGTAATTTGACAGAACGATTTCCCCGCAGTTTTTAACGCACAAACCTGAAGAGGTGATGTATTTGTCGTCCTCAGTAGAAGTGACTACATGGTAGTTATGGTTGTCATCAACTGTGATGTTATAGACATCCTCTACACCATATTTCTCTACACTTACTACCTTGTGATTATTCACCACCTGATGTACGAAGTTCTCACCAGTGTTTCTCACCTGTCGATACCCATTAGAGTCAAAGGTATAGAACGGAAACACGGACTCTCCAGACTGTAAATCCTTAAGCTCTACATAGGAGCAGTCTGACTTCATAATCTTGTGGTCCGGGGTGGCAATAAGATAGCTCCCATCATCAAGAATCAACTTCCAAACTTCGGCGTTTTTCTTAGTGAGGCGTGGGTTACGTCCCCATTTAATCTCCACTTTACCTGTTTCTATGTTAGTGGAGTACACAGGAACGTCTTTACCCTCCTCCACCAACTGACGAATAGAAACAGCATTTCTACCATCTGCTACTGCAATCAGGGTGTCGCCTACAATACACGGATTGGTTGATGTAGATGCAAAACCATAGTCCGAGTAGATGTCCGAGGGAGTCATGTTTTTCGCGGTATCCCAGAAAAGCAACCCTGGTTCCGCTGACTCCCATGCTGCCTGATTGATCAAGTCCCAGATCTCTCTGGCAGAAACCATCTCGCTAACAACAGGCTCCTTAGAGTCAACCGGCCAGCGAAGCCGATAGTCTTCTCCGGCATCTACTGCACGCATGAACTCGTCTGAAAGGCGTAGAGAAATGTTCGCCCCGGTGACTCGTGTTCTGTTCTTCTTGATGTTGATGAAGTCACGAACCTGCGGGTGGTGAACACTTAACGTCAACATCAAAGCTCCACGCCGACCACAGTTATGTGCATACAGACCATTAGCAAAAAACAAGTGAACGTCGTCTAGTACAAGATCATAGGTGTTTTCCTCTTGTGCCACCGTAATCGAAGAGACTCTATCAAAAACAAGTCGTGAACTGTCTTCAGGTAGTAAAACACCCTCAACACGTAGTCTATCCACTGTGTTGCGTGACAATAAATGAGAGTTGTCTGGGCAAAAAAAGAATTTGTTGTAAGACACCCCTAAGTCTGCACTTCTAAAAATAGACAGAGTGCAATCACGTTTCGCAACAAAATTCTTCTCTTTTACTTTCTCACTTTCACCATTCAAGAGTTCAATGAACCGTCTTTGACTAGACGCCCCAACAACGGAAAGACTGTAGAGGTCTCTCCACCCTTTCGCACTACGATCTTCGCGATGCCAAGAAGACGTAATCCCGTGTGCCGCCAAAACAACTTTAAGTGTCTGAAGGAAATCCCTCGATGTTGATGAAAATGTGTAACCCTTCTTCGCACCAGACGCATAACCGTCCGCATCGAAATACCCACCAATAAATGCTGCTAACAATGCTTTATCGGCGGACAAAAACTGAGTTGGGAATGTGATGTCCTGGGACTTGACCTTAAAGAACCCATTGACTTTCAAGTACTGAACAATCTGTTCGGAACTGATTCGAAGTCTCTGACAATCACCGTCCCCCGGCTCAATTTTCGCAGTAATGCCAACAAACGTGGTCTCCACACAATTTCTAATCTTGTCAATTACTGTTGGCCAATCGTTAGACAACGCAACCGACAATTCATGATTGGATGTAGTTACTCTAGGGACAACACTAATAGAACCATCCCCATAGAGTTGGCCTAGAAAATAGGCCAACTCTGTTGTCATCTTCGTGGGCAGCGAGTAGGACTTTAATCTGTTCCCACTGTTTTCCATGTTAGGTAAAGACATTTCAATGGAAAAACCTTCCCAACCTTCTCCTAAAATGTTGGAAACAGGGGAGTTCGGACCTAGCTCTCCAACAGCTAGCTCACCTTCCATTGTGTGAAAAACATGGTCCTCAGAAGCATAAATCTCATACCCATTATGGGTAACCATTTTATGGACAAGTTTCCTGTTCTTGAGAACTTTTTGTACAGGAACCCAACCATTGGCTGTCCACACTAATGAACCTGGAGAAATATCTTCGATTGGTTGCAATCCATTACGTGTTAGAACTAAAGTCCCTTCTGCCAAACATTGTGCGACCTCTCGACACGAATTGGAAAACCGATCCATGAAGATCTCAATCCCATCCGTCGTGCCTGCTGCATTAGCCGTAGCCATCCCTTTAGGTCGAAGAGTAGAGATGTCAAATCCTACGCCACCACGACGTTTCATGATTTGAACCTGTTCTTGGTCTGTCATCAAGATACCAGAATAAGAGTCGTGTGGTGGGGCCACTAAAAAACAGTTGGAGGTGCTTTGCACCTTGAAAGGGTTCCCAATCGCGGATTGAGGAGACCCCTGTGCCACTACCTCATCGTAGTTCTTGAACAGGTTGTAGATCTCCTCATAACTCATCGGGTTAGGATACTTCTGCTCAATCCGAGCAAATTCCCTCGCCAATCGCTGGTGCATGTCATCTGGAGTTAGTTCCAAAAACCCATTGTTACCGTCCTGCAACGCATACTTGGTCACAAAGACATTCGCCGCCAAAGCATCCCCCCTGAAATACTCAAGAGACGCCTTGTAGGCTTGGTCATAGGTGTACAACACGGAGGTTGAATAATTAGCTTTCTCTAACGCTGTTTTCGTCATGTCTGAAAAATCCCAAAATAGTAGCTCTCATCAACGAGAGCCGGTATAGCTCTCAAGCTATAAGAGGGTTAATTACTCTAACGTTGTTACTTGCTCGAAGATTACAGACTCGAACACAGACCACGTATCTACCCAGCCTAAACGCACACCACGTTCGATTTCTACCAACTTCGAGAAGAAGCTCAAGAGAGAGTTCTGACTCCATTTCCTCACAAGAGGAAGCACGTTCTTTTTCAAGACGTACTCATTCAAACCGCTACGCTCCGATATTTCGGACGTTCCAATCCCACGATCCAAGAGGTCTCGTATCAGTATCCACTTGACCAAGTTGGAGTTCAACAAGGCCATCGTTTTTAGCACTGTTGACGACTTTGGCCCACCCGTGGTTTTCTTAATCTGAAGCAATAGCTTCGATACTCTTGCTATGCTTTTCTCACCAATCGCCTCAATCAATGGTAAGGCACTCGCCTCTGAAAATGATGCCAAGATACTCCGTAGATCTTCGGGTGTTGCATCTCGAACTCCCTTCGAATCCAATAAGTAACACACCTTCATGACCTCAAAATGTAACACCCCAAGGTCAGTCCCAATCACGTTCACAATGGCCATCGCCAACTCCGAGGAGATCGCTTTGTCGTTTCGACGGAAATCATCCATCACAAATTTCATCGCCCACTCGTCTCTCTCCCAAGGCTTCGGTGAAGAAAACTTCGCCGTCAGTTTTTCAGGCAAAGCCTTCGACAGCTTTTCGAGTTTACTCTTGCTCTTAATCTCACCCTCCACTAAAACCACGACCGCTACATCATTCTCCCCACCTTGATGATGTTCGATTAACAAATCGAGATTAGCCTTTTCTGGGTTGGAGAGAAATACAAGGGTTTTCTCATCGAACAAAACGCCCGTGTTGGACAACACGTCCGAAAGTGAATCATCATCGCCATTCAAGTATTCAACCAAGCGTCCCGTTTGGATACACATAGATACGGCTTCGTTTTGTTCTCGCTTCCGTAAGTACTCCTCACTTCCAGAGAGAATACAAACCGGGGGAGGGTTCTTCCACTTGCTCATAGGAGGGCCGCTAGAATCTCATTTTTGGTTGGTTCATGGTGTTGCAAAGCGGGACGGATTTTCTCCCACAAGGCAAGGGTTCGTTTGCTGTCCAGGGATGATGACAATACCTTGGTCAGAGCCGGAATGAGTTTCTGTTCTCCCATCTCCTTCCACAACTCTATGACCGTCGCCCGGTCCCTTCGTATGGAAGCCTCTACAAGCTCCCTAGCGCGTTCCAAGTCCTCGTCCTCTAGTTGGATGCTGCCAGGGCAGAAAACCTCTCTACAGCGGGAACGAATCGTCTGACTCACATCCCCTGCATCGTTCGCCCAAAGAACGGGACAGATGATCTCCGGGTTGAACTCCTCCAAGGATTTTAGCAACGCATCCGTAGCGGCTTGTCGTGCTTGGTCCAAGGGACCGATCACCAAGGTTCCAACCTTGTCCCCAACAGAGACGGTAGACATCAACTCCACGATCTCTCTAGAATCATCAATTTTCAATCCCTCCTCACCGAAGGGTTCATGGACCAAGGCTCCAAGCTCTCGCGCTTTCCGAAGCGCACGCTCCCGAGCCATTGGTCCATGAAATAACATCGCCATCGTATACGAGGGTTTTTCTCTCACAACCCTCTCTATACTCCAAATCAGATTGTGATTCCGAACATTTTCTTACAGAGGAGACAAGTGTACCGAATATAGGTACTCCCTGTAGGGAGTTTCTGTTTGAACTCAACCTTGCATTTATTCGAGGGACAAGAATTCCCTCCTCTACAAGCCATCCATACCGTCTCATTCTCCGGGAACTCAAACCCTGGAGGGTTCTTCTTTTTTGGTGGTTCTTTGTTACTTGGCATTTTCAATCCAATGGTAGAGGACCATAACCTGCTTGATGAAATTTCAAGGCTAACTCTGTCCCAATAATCTTCACTAACTCTGGAGCATTTCCCTTCAACAAGAGAAGGAAGTTCGGTTTGTTTGCTGGATTCCATCTTGGATCGATCAAGACTGGATAGACAGCCTTATCCCATTGAACTCCATTTACTGTCACAGGAAATCCTGGAACAGTAACGGATGTCAAATATTCCGGTACTCCAACTGTAGGACGTATGTCTACTAACGTAGAACTACTTCCTCTATTCGTTCCTCGATAAATAGGTACAGCTATTCCAAGCAGTATGTACAAGACGGGTACTGCTAATTTATCTCTTGCTTCAGTAGGAGTCAAATTCATCCCCCTACCAAATCTTCTCTGAGCTATCCCAGGCATGTCTCTATTAAAGACATACTGATAGTGTATTTATCGAGTTTCAATACCCCTCCGGGGGTATTTGGGTAATTAAGTATTCTGTCGAGTGTGTCTGTCTGTTGTATCTGTACTAGTAGTAGAAGTATCAGTAGTAGAATGATAAGTATTAGTATTCAGAGTAGTAGAATAAGTATCAGTAGTAGTAGAGTGAGAAGTATTTGTAGAAGTAGTAGAATAAGTATTGGTTGTTGTGTTGGTGTGAATAAGACAACTACTCTAGTTAGTTCTTAATTCTCTTTAACTCTTAATTCAGAGTTAGATACTTAGATCCATCTAGATACTTGACATCAGTAATCAGACTGAGAGGTAAGTAGGAAGATGAAAGAGAAAAGAAGGTTAGAGTATATAGTGACCAAGTAGACTTGGAGTCCAAAGATTTGAAAATCATCTTGATCATCTTGAAAATCCTTCTGGGAAGAGTGGGACTGACTTGTCTTATGAAAAAAGCCTTCAAGGCTGCTTTGGGTTTGTTTCGACTAACACCACTGATTACTCAGCATAACACTTCTTTGTGATTCTTGATTGTTGTTGACCAGAGACTAGGAGTAGTGATTTAGGTCAACCTGATTATTCAATCCAAGATTTCCGATAGTGCTATCTTGTCTCTCTTCTAGTTGCCTAGAGTCTCCTTGAGAGAACTAACTCAATTAAGAAATTGAGTCAAAGCAGCAAGTAACTATACCCAAGGGATAGGGAAGTTAATTAGGTCAGTGTGAGAGAATGGGATTGAAGAGAAATCAGACAGAAAGGGTTGAAAGAAAACGAGACAGAGAGACTTGATCTCTTGGGTTGAGAACAAAGGGAGTTGAGAGAAAAAACGTAGGAAGTCTTGATCTCTCGAAGGGGTTGATAAGACCAGCTTGATCAGAAAGGGTTGATAGAGGGGGGTTGAACCAATGAAGAAGGGAGGGTGCCGGTTGAGCACCCTCCCTAAAATCGTAGGAGGCTTGTAGAGCGATCTTTCGATCAGTCTCGCGTCTTGACACGGATGACTTGGGAAAAGCCTTCACGAGCCTCTGGGGGCGTCTCCGCAAGGCGGCTCGCCATCGACTCAATCACATGGTCAGGGACGCGCCGATCGACGGGGCGAGCAGCGTTCCGCGAGGAACAAATGCCGAAGGCCGTATCCAACCACACGGCTTCCACGGGGACGTTGTATCCGACGACCTTGCTAGAGGCCCGCACGGCCTCCAGGAAACGCTTTCGGTCCTTGCGCCCCGTCATGGTAGCATCGAAGTAGACAACGCCTTCCTGGGCGTTCTGGGAGAGCCAGGTGGACTTGCCCGATCCGGGGATACCGATCAGGAGTACGACCTTGGTCGGACGAGAGGAGACGATCAAATCGTGAAGGGTCTCATAGGCGACCTTCCAGATCGCACCTTGCTCACTCGGAACGTGAACATACTTCCCATCCACCATCCGATAATCATCGGGGCACACGAGTCCGGCCAACTTCTGTGCTTGCGCAACTCGGGACAAACGCTCTTGGAATTCGCTCATGGTATCTATTAAACGGCTGGAACCCTGTTTTTTTACACCGGGGCTGGAAGAAATTCTCGGAGATACCGACTGACGTTATGCCGCGCTTGCTCTTCGAACTCGTCTCGGAACAAGTCCGTCAGGTAGATGGAGGGTCGGCTCAACAGACTCTCGAAGAACTTCCTTCGCCCCGCGCTGAACAGATCATCAGGTACGTTGGCATACTCTGCGCGGATCTGCTCACAGTAGGTCAGGAATCCTTCCCAGGGGCGACCGAGAACGGACATATCCACGTCCAGGAAGCACTGCACGTATTCATCCTCATGGTCGTGGGACTTCGTGGCCAAGATCATTTCCGCCACCCTGTCAAGAAGCTCCGGGGGAGCCTTCCCAGCAAAAAACTCTCGCATGAACTCCACGCTACGTTCCTCGTTGTCCTTTGCCATTGGGTCATATACCACGTCATGGAACAGGATCGCGAGTAGCACATCGGCATAGAGGGGGCCAAAAACCCGTCTCCAGACGGCACACAAGTCCGCCACATGAGCGAAGTTGTGATAGGTGCACTGGTTCTTTGCGTACCGCGCCGCGATAGCAGAGACTTCATCGCTGGTCAGAGTGAAGTCTCCCAAGTCATCCTCGAAGCAGGTGACATCGCTGGTCATAGCGTCCATCTTACCCCTTAAACGACTGAAGGGGGTCGGTTTTTACACCCCCCCTTGTGGAAACGTATGCGCTAACCGCGCATACTAGGTAAAATCAGAAATCGTCGTCGAAGAGGGACGATTCGAGATCATCGTGCTCGAAATCGTGTTCACGGTCGTCTTCGTCATCGAAAAACGACATGTCGTCCTCGTCCAGAATGGGATCGATGTCCCAATCGTGGGCATCCGCGTTGAAGAGGGAGGGGTCGATGTGGAATTCTTCGTCCATGATATTTGTTCTTGTGTGTTCAGGAAGGTTGGTTCTACACCCTAAACGACCACCCCCGAGGGTTTTTTACACCGGAGGGGGTAAAAAGTTAGGTCAACGTCGCAAGCGAACGATTCGTGAGGGTGTCTCAGAGCGCCACCGGGAGTAGGCATCAGGTTGCACCCTGTCGAG